AGGTCCAAGCACTAAAGTTTGATATACCTTGCGATATAACAGAAACTTTTAAGCTGTTTCCTAGAACTCCTGGATATTTAGCAACCCAATCTCCCTTTGATAGGGAGCCGTTAGCATAGTTATTATCATAATCTTCTTTATTCTTAATCAGTTGTCCGGAACCATCACCAGTAGCATTGTCATGCCCTGATAATACCCTAACAACCTTCAGCGCGTTGCCATACTTTAAGAATGCCGCGGCTGTAAGAAAATACTTAGCTGTACTGTCATCTGGCGTACCGAAATGTTCAGCTAGTTCTGATTCAGAACCTACTGTTTTAATTTCAGCAACCGGACCCCAGTTAAATGATCCTGCAAATCCGCCAATACTGGTAGATACTGCTGGAATCACGCTAGTTGCGTCGATCTCTTTGACCTCAACGCCTGGTGATACTTGAAATGCCATCGCTTTATCCTCTTTTTGAGTTAGTTAATATGTCTCATAATACGGTTATATTCAATATGTTTATTTATACTAATTAAAATTCTAAGTATCGCTACGATCGTTCTTTGGAACCCAATCAGACAAAATAAACTTCTTATTTGGGTTAACTGATACTTTAAATATACTTAGTAGTTTCCTATTCACAAGCATTTCTGAAGCAGAATCTCTTGTGGTTAACCCGAAAGGAACCGTATATTGTTTGTTATTAAACGTAATTGTTAGTTCTACCACTGGTCTTTTATCAGTAGTATTTAAATGTTTTGCAAGAGATATATCTATTATATCGTTTTTAAACTTCTGACCTTCTTTGGACCAGGTAGCAACATCTCCATTTATTTCTAATTCATCGACATGTAACATAGTTGCGTTTGTACCATTACCAGTATCGAACTTAGCTCTTATTGGTGTTTTCAAACCTTCTATCATTACTCTTTCTATATAACCTGCTTCGGTTCTAAATAAAGGTCTTCTGTGTATTTCTGCTGAGTAATAATCTAACATTATCTCAAATACTTCCTTATCTGATTTTTTTCCTATCTTTTTACCATCTGCTGGGTCATAACCCATGAATGAAGAACGTATTCCCGGTGACCCGTTTATCTCTAATACGTATAATTCTTTTCCAATTTTACAATGATCTACACCACAATACATAGTGCCAGACGCACGTGCTGCACGTCTAACGAACTCTTTTTCTTCTTCCGATAGATTATATGGGGTAGTTTTAGCACCTAAATGTACGTTGTTTCTAAATTCTTTTTCGTCTGTTTTATGTCTTTCAGCTGCACCTATAATATGGCCGTTAACAACTAGCGTACGTATATCTGATTTAATATCTAAAAATTGTTGTATTAATATCTGTGCATCATATTTCCATAGTGATTGACATACTGATACCATTGAAGCCATATCATTTACTTTGGAAACTCCAACACCCTGTGTTCCAGTAAGTGTTTTAATTATGACAGGAAATTTTCCACCGATCTTTTTGTGTGCTGTCTCTATAGACTTAACATTATTAATCATTGCTGTCTTAGGTGTGTTTATATCATACCTATTCAATGCAATGGTGCTAGATAATTTGTTATCGCATAATAACATACTTTCTAAATCATTAATAAGAAAGAATCCGTATGTTCCTAATGTAGATACTAAGGCTTGTGATACTAATGTTTGTATTGCCCCAGCTCTTACAAATACGATACATTTCTCTCTATTAATTGTAATCTTTTTATCTTCACCGTCGAAGTTATGGAATGTTACCTCTCCGACATCTAGATCTTGGTCTGCTATATAAGCTTCTTCTACATTAATTAAAGTATATTTTAGTCCTTTCTTTTCTGATACTTCCCCGATAACATCCGCGAAGGTTCCTTCCTCGTCACCTAGACCAAGCACGACTAGATGCAGGCGTTTATTAATTTTGCCCGTATCTGAAGTATCAGTCTGTTCCACTATTGGTGGTGGATCTAAGTAGTCTTTAAATTTCATATTACCAGTTTATAAATTTGGTCTCTTCTTCAAACCAAATGTTTCCGTCTTCGTCTTTACTATATTTATGCTCTTCAGATTCCTTACCTAAGAACCCAACTGGAAGCATATCATCTTGTATTGCTGCTAATCTTTCCCTATATAACATATCTTTCATATCAATATCGGTTAAAGATCTAAATATATCTGTTGTGGTAAACCACGCAAACAATACTAAATTCATCATTAAGTCATCGTGATTAGGTGCAACAGCTTGGAACGAATTACCCCTAGAAACAAACGTACTCATTTCTATAATTGTATTTGGATCTACAATGTGCAACTTCCTTTGTTCTATTAAATCTTTTATAGTAGAACATCCAATACGTTTTACTCTTCTTGTCATCGTCGCACCAATAGCATTGGCTTTCACAGATGATTCTACAAACATATTTTCATATTCTAAATCGTAATATAAACCATTACAAACAACAGCACCCTGATCATTTGATTCTACAATTACATAGGCATCATTATAACTTTTAGCGTATTTGTATATAATATCTGGCATTAGCATTGGGGATAAATTATTATCCCTAAACGTTGCAACCTGTTTAAAAGGATTAGTAGTTACATCAATAATAGTAAATGTACTATAATCTTGACCTCTTCCCTTAGCAACATCCACTGTCATTATATATTCATGACCTTCTATTGCTTGTTCATATATACAGGCATTTTCTTTTATGTTAATTGGCTCTTCACTTATCTGTGATAATAAATGATTTGCATCAATTAAAGTATTACCTCTTCCGTGAAAGGTATTACCAAACTCTTGTTCAAATTGTAATTCAGAAGTATTTGCTATGGTTTGTTTTTGCCATTTCTTATTTCTTCCTGGTACATCCCACCAATCTATTCTAAAAGGTTTAAATTCATTTGTACCTTGTGAAGCACCTTCCCAAAGTTTATGATATACATTACCTATTCCATTTGCTGTAGAACAAATTATAATTTGGGTATCTTTACCTGCTGATACCACCGGATAAGTAGATGTATAAAATCTAGCATCATCATCGATAAAAGCAAACTCATCAAGAAACAATAAGTTAATTGATAAGCCCCTTATAGAACTACCAGAGGTTGCAGCTGCTAATATCTTAGAATTATTACTAAACTCTAATGAACCTTTATTCAAAGCCTTAGTTCCTGGCTGTAAAAAGAAAGGTAAGTTTTCCAGAGCCAAAGTTATACGTGATAACATTTCTCTGGCTACCGCACCTTTATTCGCGAGTATAGCTATAGTTTTTTCTGGGTGAAATACTGCATACCATAAGATATAAACCACACTAGATATACTTTTACCACTCTGTCTACATGCTAACACTATACTAAATCTATTCTGATTGAAGTGTTTAAACATCTTTTTTTGATAAGGATACAAATTAAAAGGTACTAATCCTTCATCAAGTGATATAATCTTAACATATTTTTTAGCAAAATAAGCAGGGTCTTTCATACACTTCATGTATTCCCTTATTTCTTCTTTACTAAATTCTGTGACTACACCATCCCGCTTTACATTAGGATTGCCTAGATACCCGAATTCGTTATTTTTAATTCTCTGCATCAATAAAATCTTTATCTAATATCATCTTTTGTAAATCAGCTGTACTTCCTACAAATAAATTGTTATTAGTTACCAATCGTTTCTTTTCTTCTTCAACTTCTTCTTTGTTTAAAGCTTTCTTATTCTTCTGTAATTCCATAAGTTTATCAGTAGTATCAGCTACATCCTTAATAGCTCTACTTAAAACTTCGAACGCCCGCGGGTGTTCGCTCTCGCGGGCGAGCTCGGCGAGTACGTCGAGCGAGCGCATGCCCGTTTGTATCAAGTCTTTGTAGGTAGTTCTAGCGAGTTCATAATCATCTTTTATATCTTTCTTATCTTTATTTGCGATAATGATTTCTGATTTTTTAACGCCAGGAAGATTTTTCTCTAATGACTTTTGTAGCTTGTCTTTTTTATCCATGATATATCCATTACGATGTTAATATTATAACTTGTCCACCCATCTTAGAATGGTTAGCACAATAATAGAACATATTTTCCGGTGTGTTTTCCACTGGTGAAAATAATGTCCTAGATGTTGTAAATGTTAGTGTGGTACCATTTGCAATTGATACAGCAGCTGCTAGTGTTAAACTATTACCACTAATGTTAGCCACAGTAGTATTAATTCCTGTAGCAGTAACTACATCACCAACTTTTATATTTGTATTAGAAGCTGTTAATGTTACACTTGCACTTGAACTAACTGCACCATTTACCTGACCAGTTGTAGTAGTTGTATCTGTTACTACCCCTGTTGTATATGCTACACCACCTGCATGTGTTCCATCATTTGTAGTTGAAAATCTAATTGGATGTCCACTTGGATGATGGAATATATAAGTGTTTCCTCTATATAAGGTTAACGTAGGTTGTACTTGGGCAAATAAGTTAAATTTATTAGAAGTAAATGTTAAACTAGTATTATTTGCAATGCTCTGTGCTGTAGTTAATGTTATTTTAGTTGGGGAATTAATAGCAGATATTTGCGGTGTACCACTTACACCTGTTCCACTTACCGTGTGACCAATCTGTAATGCTGATGTATTCACAAGCTGTAATTCAGTAGAGCTTGATGAAGCAGCTGCTGTTGAAGCACTCACTGGGTAAGGTGCAACCGTGACATCGTATATGAATTGATCTCCTCCAACTACAAATTGGTTTTCATCATAAGCTACCGTAACTACTTTATTATCTGCAGTATCAGAAGGTCTAACAGTATAATTAAGTCCTTCAAAGAATTCACCTGTTTGTCTGTTTTCAAAGTCAAGGTTAACTTCTCTTATAACCCCTTGGTTTACTGTTGGACCATAGAACTTCATTTTCATTGTAAAGTCTAATGTGTATATCAATACTCTTCTTTCTTCAAAGCTACCTTCATATTGATCATCAATATTTACCCCAGTCAATATAACTGGTACATCTTGTTTTAAATCAAATCCATCTACTGGTTTAATTGTTAATGTATATTCTGGCTGGAAGTATGGAAGTATTTGTTCCATTATTTGTAATCCATCGTCCTGATTCTTTGCCAGGATATTTAGCTGCATACCTATATTATATGCTGTGTAATTTTGTAATGTTTTCTTTTTGGTTACATCTGAACCATGATTCTCTACAATCTTATTTCTTTTTTGTCCTTTTTGTACAACATCTAATTCTAGTCCAGTAATTTCAAAAGCCATACGGGGTAATTTAATACCCATCGGAGCATCAAATCCTGTCTCTTGATCTAATCTTGCAAGAAACTTTTGTTTAGGTCCATATGCTAATGGTACACGTACCTGGTTAACAATAGAACCATCGCTCTTTTTTCTTACAACAGATATATCATTAAACAGTGTACCAAACACTGCTACGGATTTTCTCATTGTTGCGTGATAGAAATGAAGTCCAAACATTAATAAGTCTCCGAAGGATCACCAAATGGGTTTGTTTCACTAAAGTCAATAAAGTCATCTGCAAAGGTTTCAAACTCAACGTTTTGTGCACCACCATCTGTGTCAAATGTTTCTGTTGTATCTGTTAATCCATATAGCTTGGTAACATAAGCAGAATAGCTATTGATTGAACCGACTAATGGGTTAGCATTTGATTCGATAAACTCTCGAGCTACACCATCACTGTTCTTAACTTCGATATTAGAAACTCCAATCTGAGATGCTGTATCTGATGTTTTAGTTCTATTCTGAACTTCACCACTAACAGTTATATCTAAACCAGCCGCCGTTACACCAACCGTTTGGGTAACTTGCTCGCCAATTTCGTAATGATTGCCACCTGTGATAGCTAAATCCAGTGTGACCTGATAAGCTGATGCACCTGTTTTTTGATCTATAGATTCTATGCCTGTATCGAAATCTTCGTCTGAATATTCGAATAATGCACATTGCATTCTATATACTGGTAAGTTAGATAATTGATAGAAAGGGGAATCGTCTTCTACGAATGTAATTTCAAAGAACGAATTTGTCATTGGAAGGAATATAACATCTCCTTCTTGGGGCTTAGGGTTTGTTAAATCAGAAGAGAATATACCTATAATCTTTTCCCACTGTCTTCTAGAAATTACGAATGTTGCTTCGTCTTTTATATCTAAACCAAACTTAGAGAATAAATCTCCTTGTCCCTCAAATCCATCTACGTTTTCTAAATAAGCTTCTATTAAATATGCATCATCGAATTTAGATGCGGGATCTTCATTTAGTATATCATCTCTATTCACTAATGTTCGCGGAATGTAATATACATCCTGTCCGAATATTTTTAGGCTTTCAATAACTAAATCTTCGTAAAGATTTTGTTCTGATCTAACTGCCTGAGAAAAGAAAACTGATCTTGGCATAATTTATCCTGTATAGAAATCGACTGGTTGTTCCCAATTTAATCTACACTCTTCCTCTAATTTTAAAATTTCTTCATTAGCATCATCAAAGAGTTGTCTACCATTAAATGTTACTCCACCTGGCATTACCATACCTTCGAACTTTAATAGATTTGTTCCCCACTGTCTTTTAATAAGTGCCGTGCAATATCTTTTTAAGAAGTAATCATTATAAACTTCTGTATATGTATCTGGATCTATTACTCTATTACATTCTATAATTAAGTAATCATCCCTATCAACTTCTTTATTCCAATCCATATCTATTCTGAGCTGATCTTTATGTTTGTCAAAGCTAAGATGTTTTGTGCTATCGTCGATTACCATATCTAATAATGATAACCATTGCTGTGTCATAACATATTCACTTAAAGATCCTAAGAATCCTAATGAATAAATGTCATTTAAGTGCATTTGATATTTAATGTCAAACATATTGGTAGATGTAGTTGCTTCCTCTATTGGAAATACATCTAATACATCTTGAACTAATTCTGGTGTGGTTATATAACCATTCTCTATATCGCCAATAGTTATACCACTAGCTTTAATAGTGCCTGTAGCTCCGGACGTGCCGCCTGTGACTACATCACCAACTGCAAATACTTTACTAAAGTCTGTTAATGCATTGTACCTTATTTTGGTTGTGCTTGTAACAGATTGAATAACTGATTTAGCTCCTGATGTTCCGCCTGTAATAATTTCACCTTTTACGAATGTACCATTTGAAGCAGCGGTAAATTCTATTTCTGAATTAGTAACTTTATGTTTTAAATATACTTTTTCTACGGCATCTGAATGATAGTGTTGATAAAACTGTAAAGC